CAAAGCGCGGCACTTCAGGCATGCCCGTCTCGACCGAGAACGATGGCAGCGCCCAACTGCCAGAACGGAACTCGTGGGTATAGGGAGCATCGGCACCTGTTGTGGTGGGCGCCCCAAATACCGCCTTTAGCCAGAAGCCGAAGGCCTCGGCATCGATCGGGATCACCACGTCGCCGTCCGCCGTCACTGCATCTTTGATCGGGGCCTGCGGATCGCGGCCATAACCTAGGAGCTCCGAAGTCTGCAGTGGCTGCTCCGCCCCCAGTGTCGTGCTGGCGAATGGTATTTTTGTGTAGCCGCTCACAGGCGACGTGCCATAAGTCGTCTCGAACGCAAGCGCCATCTGCGCCCGCGCCCCCTGGGCTCGTGCCATTGGTTGATCCTTCTATTAAGCTTGCATGACGGCCCAAGGGCTTGACCTTTGGACATTCCAGCCCCCAACTGGCCCCGTTCAAACCGTCGATCAGGGCCATGCTCAAAAAGTCATCACCACCTTCTCCGCCCGCAACGCCCGCAACGCCCGTTGACCCGCGCAAAGACGCAGGTCAGCACAAGCGCTCCCTCCTTCAAGCAGATCTCCACATCACTGGCTCCATCACCAGTTCAGGTGTGGTCGATCTCGCCGGAACACTCTCCGGAGATCTTGAAGCCGACAGCCTGGTGCTGCAGGCAAACGGGACCATAACCGGCGATATACGCACGCGCTCGGCTGCCATTGATGGCTCCGTGAACGGTGCAATACACGCCAAGACCGTTGCAATCGCCGCATCAGCCCACCTCCAGGCCAATATCACAGCCGAGAGCCTGGCTCTGGAGCCCGGCGCCGAGGTCGAAGGGGCCCTGTCTATCAAGCCAGCCTCTTGACCGGTAAAGACCTGTAAGCACTGGCTCAGATGAGCGGATCCATCGTCACATAATGCAAGACGACCGGAATGATCCCGGCCTTCAAGCTCGCCGCGCCCTCAACAGCAAGATCAACTGGTTGCGGCGCTTCGGCCTCGATCAAGTCACAAAGCCCACCCAACGTTCGGTCGGCGGCGAGCGCCGCGCCGATTCTGGCGCAGAGCGTATCGAACGCCACATCACGGTCCGCGCCTTGAACCACTGCCTCGATTTCAGCTCGGTGCTGGTAGTGGTAGGTCAGCGGCGACAACGTGACCTCGGGCTCACCAGGCTCGCCATCACGCAAGATCAGCAGGCCACCTGTCGGTACGCGCTCGGGCAGCACCTCACCGCGCAGAGCGGTCACTGGCAACGTTATAAGCCGAGCGTGCAGTGCGGTGAGGATGGTTTCTCTGATCGACATGCGCTTGTTTTCCCGGGCAAAACTCGCCAAATAGCAAGGTAGAGGGCCTGTAGCTCAATTGGTTAGAGCAGAGCGCTCATAACGCTTTGGTTGCGGGTTCAAGTCCTGCCGGGCCTACCAAAGCCCCCTTGGCGGAATGGTAGACGCTGGAGACTTAAAATCTTTTGCCTTCGGGCGTGCCGGTTCGAGTCCGGCAGGGGGCACCAAAGGAAGTGTGGCCGAGTGGTTTAAGGCACTGGTCTTGAAAACCAGCGTAGGTGAGAGCCTACCGTGGGTTCGAATCCCACCGCTTCCGCCAGCCGATTTACGCCGTTCGCGTTTCTACCCACTTCGCCACGATCAGCCCCGGCACCGCCGCCTGTGCACGATCTGCATCTCGATCCAAATCCAGCCTCTTCGCGAGCTTCACCTGCGGCACCAGCAGAAAGATCGGCACAGTTGCTCTGCCTCGACCTGTTTTCGAACGAGATGCGACGCCCAACCCTCGGCTGTTCAAACGCCCATCAGCGACGAGCAAACTTGGGCCCTGGCGCCGATGGACAAATCGCAACCGCATTCCACGACGCCTTTCCCAATCAGAAGGTGTAAGCGCCCTACCCCCGCTGCTACGACCTGCCGCTGGCGTCGGGATTGCGAGGTAATAGCCGCGCTTGGCGCGGATCAACGGCCCGGTCGCATGTGCTCCGATAACCTTGGGTGCCTTTGACCAGACCAAAGCAGCTGCCCTCAGGCTCTCCCCTGATTTCGGATAGGTCTGGCTCCGGATCGAATTCGCAAGGCGTCTGCCAAGACCCGCTTGGGTGATCTGCCCACGCCAGGCAGATTTAAGGTCCGCGCCAGCCTCTCGCATCGCAGCGCTGACGGCCTTTTCGCCCGCCTTGATCTCAGCCGCCATCAAAGCGACGGGGTCCGGGGTGATCTCGAGGCCCAGTTTCATGCGGGGGTCAGCTCAATCGTCCATATGAGCCGCTCACGGTCACGCCGCGGCTCACCCTGGATCAGGAAAGTTTCATCCCCAATCAGGATCTGCTCCTGCGGCCTTGGGTCAGGAATGTCTGTCACCCGAACGTCAATCCGGGTGGCATCAGATACGAGCCGCGCCGATCCGAACTCCGTGATCTCGTCGGGACGACGCAAAATACCCCAGGCGCGTGCAAACTGCCCCTCGCTATCGCGATGCCAAATCTCGACCGAGAGGTTGGCATCCATAAACAGCACCTCAAGCGCATCAGCAAAGGCGCCCATCAGGTCCTCTTTGCAGTGCGCAGAACCTGAGGACGGGTGCAAATTGGCAGAGGGTTGCTTTCAATCTCGAGACGCACCCATTCATCTCGTTCACGATCCGGGATCATCCGCGCATAGAGCGGAAGACCCAGAGTATTGACGGTTTCAAACGTATCTGCCGGGGCAAAGTAGATCTCAAAGAGACCTTCAATGCCTTGGGGATAGAAGAAGGCCTTATCGGTTGGCACCCCGATGCTCGAACTGCCCCCATAACGGCGGAAGGTGATGCCGCCAAAGTTCACCTCATCAACAACCCTGCCCCGCAACTCGCTGGCCGCAGCCGTGTTAAGATAGGTCTCCCGGATCTCTTTATGCGCCACAAGATCTGCGAAGAAAGCCGATCCGCATTCTGCGCGTAGGTTCACAGGGCCCATCACCAAACCGCCCAGGCTTTCCTCAACGCTCTCAATAAGCGCCTGGCAGCGCTTGCGCAGTGCGCCAGAGGCCGGCGATTGATTGTCGAGGTCAAAATCAATCTCTGCCGCGGGTACAATCCCGAACTCATCAGCAAAGTTGATCACCACCGATCCGTCACGTGGATCCTTTACGAGACCCTGAATGCCATTGAGAAGGTGATACTCAAAGGTGGCCTCCGCATCGGCCCGCAAGCGGCGCATGCGACGGGCAACCTCCGCTTGCGCCTGCTGTGTCACACTTTCTGAGCCGAACTCGCGGATTCCTTGGATCTCAGACGCCCATAGCACATCCTGCTTTTTGAACTGGCGGCACACGAATGCGCGAACCTGACGGTCTTCTGGACGCTGCTGATCATAACCAGAGCCACGCTCAGAAAAAGGAATGAGCGAAAGCGTGCCGTCTCGGCTCTCGATGACAACGGTCCGGGTTCTGACGCCCCTTTCGCTAAAAAGCCCAGAGGCCGACAGGGTTGCAGGTTTATATGGAATGTTTTCCAGAGCTCGCGTGAGCTCAATCACAGAGAAGGCGTCGCCCTCAAAGATGTCCATGGTGGCCATGTGTGGGAATCCTTATGTCAGAGGGCTCAGCGCAGGATGATGCCGAGCGAAGCAAGCGCAGTGGTGGCGGCGGTGATCTGGGCCTCGGTCGCGCCATCAGGCCAGACAAGCTCATGCTGGTTCACAAGCGTGGGCCCGCGCAGGAGCACGACGCCGAGGGCATCGGCCGCCGTAGCATCGACGCCCGCCCAGAGAATACCGGCAGCATTCTGGCTGCCGTTCGTAGCGGCCGGTGCGAGCGTGGTGTATTTGCCGCCGGTGGTGATCTTGCCGAGCACGGTGCCGGGCTCAAGCTTGCCTGCGCCGGAGGCAATTGTGACAGTTTCTCGGGTGTAATCTCGGAGCACTTCCCAGACGAGGAAGCCGCCCGCGTGTTTGCCTTCAGTGAGCGTCGTCATGATGCGTTAGCCTTTCGTCTTGAAGGTGCGGGCGATCACATCGCCCCAGGATTGGGTGGGGACCGCGCGCCCGGGCTGGGCGTGGGCGGCGGTGATATCGGGGGTGGCTTCGGCCTTTGCCGCGAGAAGGCGATTTCGGACCTCGTCGAGACCCACGTCCTCCTCGAGGAAGCAGCCCGCCATCTGCGGATGACCGGCAAGGCGGCAGAGATCGATGACAGCGCGCGCATGGGCGATGGCCTCGGCGCGGATGGTCGCGGCATCGGCAGTTGTGGGTTCGATTGCGGCCATGATTGGCGCGTCTGCAGCCGGCTGTTCGGGGTCAAGCAGGGTGTTGGCGTCTGCAACACCCTCGATCTTCGGCTCGGCCGCTACAGGTTCAACGGGTTTACTGGCTGCCTCGACCACTTCCGGCGGCGCGTTGCGGAACCGCGCCACATCAAAGGAGGCGGCGAGTTTCACGGGCTCGGCAATGCGGTCGATGAAGCGGAGATCCAGCGCGTTCTTGGCATCAAGCCAGGTCTCGGCTGCCATCAGGGCGGCAATCTCTTCGTCAGGCTTGCCGGATTTCGCGGCATAGCCCTGGATCAGGCTGCCTTTGACCTTGTCGAGCGCCTCGGCAGTGGAGCGCATATCTTCCGCTGTGCCCATGACCAACCCCGAGGGGTCATGGATCATCAGGAAGGCGTTTTCCGGCATGACAATGGTGTCGCCCGCCATGGCAATGTAACTCGCAGCCGAAGCCGCGATGCCGTCTATCCAGACGGTGATCTCGCCTGAATGCCGCTTCAACGCGTTGTAAATGGCGACCGCGTCAAAGACCGATCCGCCGGGGCTATTGAGGCGCAGGTCAATCGCAGCATCGCCGGGCAGCGCGCCAAGTTCTGCCAGAAAGCCTTTCGCCGTGACGCCATAAGCGCCGATTTCGTCATAGATCAGCACTTCCGTGCCCGAATTGCGGGCACGGATCGTGTACCAGGATTTCATGAGTTTACTCCTGCTGCGGTGTCGTGG